ATCTAAAAAAGTAAATCCATATCACCTATTAGAAGGTAAAGACTTCTTTTGTGTTGTTGGTAAAAAGACTAAAGAATTTAGAGACTGGAGTAAGTGTAAGTTTATGGACGAAATAACTCCATTAGTTTTTAAAATAGGAGATAAACAAGTAGTTGTTGAGAATAACGAAAAATCAGTTAAATTAGTTACTGAGTTCTTAACAAAGCACAGTCCAACACTAGATGAATACTATCACCAAGAATGGAAAGAAGAAGACTTTAATAGAGTAGCTGAAGCACTTGTTGCAGCTATTCCACAAAGGGAGATCCTTAACATGGTTCTAGAAAGAAGTAAAGACACTAAGATGAATGACTTAGTAAGAAGTAAATTATCTGGTAATACACATGTAAATACACCAGCTCCTTCTTCTAACCCAACTGCTGATTCTTCAGAGAAATTAGTTTTCTCTAGTGAACCTACGCCTACTGCGCAAACCTCAATTTTTGATAATGCTAGTGGTTCAGAAGATGACGAATACGACTCATTATTTAAAAATCTATAATCATGGAAGAGACAAATATAGAAATTGAAAAAACAGATCATGCTGCTCAGACCGAGCAGCATGATCCAAATAACGTATTGTTTGGAATAATCGGTTACAAAGATGATGCTGCTTATGAAAAATTTATCTATAACCTTACTCCAGATCAAGCAGTATATGTTTTAGTAGCTTCTGCTAATTTTGCACAAAAGAGAGGATCGTATGGTCTACTTGAAGCAGAGACACTAGCGGCTGCGATTAGAACCCTACGTAAAAGTTCGTCAGACCAAGAGAAAAAATCAGAAGACTAAGATGAATCTAATAATAGACGGTAATGCATTTATTAATGTTGCAATAAGTGTGACTAAATCAGTTACTTTAAGAGACAAGTTAATAAGCGAAGTTTATTATGTTGAGGACTTATTAGAAGACGGGTTTAAGTTAAAAGATAAAGTAAGAATTTCATTTAGAAACTTCTGTTTCACCTATCTTAATTCTTTAATATCAGCTACTTCTACTCCTCCGGATGAAATACACATAGTTTTTGATTCTAAAAGTTGGAGAAAAGAGTACACTGATAATTTCTTTAAGAGTTCTGATTTTAAAACTACATCAGCTCCCCAAGAGTTTAAATACAAAGGTACTCGAAAATACGATGAATTTCAATACCTATTCTTTGATTATTTTCAACAGGTTATAATGCAACATCTCGTTGATCATTGTGGAATTAATCAATATAGATTTAAAGGAACTGAGGGAGATGATATAATTGCATACCTCTGTGAAGTAACAAATAAAGATGTACTGATTTATTCAGTAGATCAAGACCTAAAACAGTTGACTGGCATACCTCATAAAAACGTTCTTTTAATTGTTCCTAAACAAATGGCAAAACACAAGAGGCTCTTTATCCCAGCACAGCTAGTTCCACAGTCTGCTGAAACAGAGGAAGATAACTTCTTTTCTTTAAGCATGGACAATATCAGTGGATCAAGTATAGAAAAAGTAATAGCTAACCTTAAAAACAAGGATTATGTTGAGCATAAAGTAGACCTAATTGACGAAGTCTTAACTAAAGTTTTTTTAGGTGACAAGTCAGATAATATCCCAAGAATAACTAATCTTACTCCATCTAGGTCTCAAAAAATTATTTTAAACCTATCAGAGAAGTTTGGAGACTCTATTATGTCTAGTTTAGATTCACTTAATACTGAGTTTATTAATGAAACTACAAATCAAATTCAATTAATAACCAAAGCAACAGACATAAATAAATTAGATGAAATCAGGGAACACTTAATTTTCAATATTAGACTAACTCGTCTTTCTACTAAAGTATTCCCAGATGAAATCAGGAACTCACTAGAAGAGTTCTTTGCGTCATACTCAACTACTACTTTTAATTATAAAGAATTTACAAATTTAAAAAATAAATTATCAACCATATGAAACCTCTATACGAAAGAATTTTAATAAAGCCTAGAGATAAAGAGACATCTACAACTCACGGAATCCTACTTCCTGAAAAAGCAGTTAAGAAGCCAAACGTTGGAACTATCGTTGCTTGTGGAGATGGCTCAGCAAATAACCCTATGTTAGTTAAATCAGGTGATCTAGTTCTATTCAACAGATATGCTGGAATGGAACTTTACTATAAAGGTGAAAAACACTATATGATTATGGCAAATGAGCTTATTTGTATTCTAGATAGCCCTGATGATATCTCTCTTGAAGAGTTTGAATAAAAATAAAATAAATGTCTGATAAAACCACTATGTCTTCAGGATTCACCGATACTTTTTTAGCTAAACTTAAAGAGCAATCTTTTGTAATTATTCTTATGTTAGGTGTTATTTACTATCAACATCGTATGATGGAAGAGCGTGTTAGTTTTTGGCAAAAACAATGCGAAGAACAGGACGCTTATATGAAACAGACAAGCAAAGAAGATAAAGATATACTATTACAAAGAATACAGTATCTACAAGATCAGAATGATAAATTTTTAGAGACTACACTAATAGAAGAAAAATAAGTTATCTTAAATAACTATAATATTCTTTAAAGTGAGAGATTCTATCTGCTAATCCAAGAGTTCCACCGTTTACTCTTTTAGTTACTGCTGTAACTGTTGCATCATCAGAGCCTTTATCGCAAATTGACCATAGTTTATTTGAATCAAAAAAGAATGCAGCTGAAGCTAACGGATACTTATTAGCAACTAGATCAGGATTACCTACAGTATCTTCTCCAATAAACTTACTAAAATTTGTATAGTTTGATTTACCAGTTAATTGAATATAACCTCGTCCTCTAAATTTATAACCTTCCTTAGTTGACTCTGCTCCATTTCCCATTCTTCCACCATATACTTTAGATGCAATCATCTCAGGCTTTCTTTCATATTGAGAAGCAGTAGTTGAATTAAAATACTTAGGGAATGTACCAAGCAAACCTTTTGCGCTATAGTTTAGGTTCTCAGAAACTGCTTTAAATCCACCAGATTCATGTCCGCATTGAGCTAAGAAATGAGCTAGTCTTAAATTTGTGTTACAGTTAAACTTCTTAACTATCTCAGGTATTTGGGCTAGTACTGTATCAGGAACGTGTCCCTTAAGTTTTTCTAGGTTGAGTGAACCGCTAGAGGCTGGTGTTACTGATTCACTAACTTCACCAAACATTTTTTTCCAAGTAGCATCTCCTACTAGACCATCGACAGTCAGTCCATTGGCTTTTTGCCAATCTTTAACAGCAGCTTCAGTTTTTGGACCAAATGTACCGACTGGATCAACTCCTAGCTTTTTCTGTAATTTTACGACATCGTCGCCTGTACTTCCTACTTTTAATAGCATTCTCTCTTAAATAATTTTTAGAAGCTTGGGATAAATCCAGTTGCGTCTGAGCTCAACGTTCCTCCTACTCTAGTTATAGTAATACGGTTAATGAACTTTTGAATTCCTCTAGGGAAGTCTACTCTTATGTCTAGTACTGCTGAATTTGCTGAAATAACTTCATTTGTATTGTTTGAGTTATCAAATATTACTTCATATGTACTAATACCTCTAGCGTTTATCACAGAGTCAAGGTAGTTTTCAACAATTGTTCTAACTCTTAATCGTGTAATCTCATCGTTAAAGTCGAATAAGAAATTAAACAAAATTCGCTCAATATCTCTTTCAATAGTCGACAAGTTGTCTCTAACGTGAGCATTATTAAGTGCAGAGTTGATTCTTTGATAAGCAGTATTGTTTGAAAATAAAATAGTTCCAAATCCTCTTCTCTTTACAATTAAATTAAAACCAGCAGGCTCTAAATAATCTCGGTCAGAATCAGTTAAGTCATATTCAATTCCAACTAATTCAGGATCGTTAATAGCTCCACGCTTTCCTCCAGCTACAATTAAAAACGGAGTTCCATTCTTGAATTTTTTTACGTACAAGTTAGAAATATAAGCAGCCGGTGGAACAGATATGTTTCGTGAACCGCTTCTAACAATCAAGTTAGGGAATGTATAATTAGCATAAGACGAAAGTGGAATTCCATTAATATCTTCTTCTGCAAACTTAAATGTAAATTCTGGATTTAAAGATAAGTTACCACCTGTTGAGATGTACTCTGAAGAAACTAATTTATTCGTAGGATTGATAAAACTAGGAACAACTGATTTTTCAAACTGTCTAATAGACGGTGCATTTAACAATGCCATTGCTTGTCCATGCATAGCAGCTAACTTAGCTAAATAATATTTAGAGTTACTTGATATCTCACCTTCGTATGAGTCAACTACATATCTAAAGTCAATTAGTTCACCATTTGCAAGTGCTTCTGGAATAGATGTGTAGTCAAACAAATAGCTCAATATACTTGCTTGTCTATCTGATGTACCGTTAGGTAAGCTAGCATCTCTTATTTTAAAAGAACCTAAGTTTTGACCCTTTAATTCAGTTACAAAATTATAGATGCCTTTATAAACTTTTAATTCAAGATTATCTATGTCAAGACCAATAATATCATCTACTGTAGGTGCCATTGTTGTAACTGTGTAAGTTAAAGTATATGGGCTTAATTCTTCAGCCGAAGACACTGATATTATTTTTAATAAGCGAGGTCTTACTGATCCAACTACTTTAGCTTTAATAAAATTGTTTACCTTGATAAATTCATTTATTTTAGCTTTATTAACAGTATTTAAAGTATTAATACCTAAAACTATCTTGTTAGGCTGTTGTGAATCATAGCTAGTAAAGAAGCTAGTGTCAGTTAAGTCAAATGTATTCTTGAAGTCTTCTCCGTCATCTAGTATTATCTTAACATAATCTTCTGAATTTGGACCAGTGTAATAGTTAGTATTAACTTGATTCAATAATGTATTGTCCTGATACGTTGCTATCTTTACATAATTAAATCCTCCACTAATTAAATTATCAGTTGTTTTTATGTAATACGTATTAGTTCCATCCACCATCTCATCTCCCTTTCTTAGGAATCCTTTAGTGTATGCTTGGTATAATTTACTACCCTCAATAGCTGCAAGATAGTCGTCTCCGCTTGCAGGACTAACTAAATAAACGTCGCCTAGCGCAACTGGTGTTGCTGCTGGTGAATCACTATATCCAGCTAAGAAGTCAACTTCGTTCAAGGTATTTACACTTGGATTATTGCTTATAGTGAATATTAAATTATAGTCAGCTGGTCTAGTGTAACTTAATACATCAAGTAAAGGTGTAGCATCCGCTAAAATTAACGGTGAACCTGTTACATCATATCCACCATCATCTGCAGTATGAGTATTTTGTGAATCTAGTTCATCAAAACCATGACCAATTAAGTCTATTCTGTGTGTTTCCACGTCAGAATCAACAAACACATTAGACTCTAAGTTAATCAACTCTAGTTTTTCTGCATCGAGTGCACAAAGTATACCTGTGCTAGCAAAAACTCTATTCATTAACGCGTCTATAGAGACTGTGTTTCCAGACTGATCTCTAAATCCTGGGATCAAAGAACCAATTGTTCTGCTAATTACTTTTATTTCTCTTAATGCAAAGAAGTCAGCTGATTTGTCTGATCTAAGACCAGCTTCAGTAAAGAACTGACTGTATGTTGGATCTTTAGATAATCTTAAGTAGTTTGACCAATCTCCATTAATAACAATCACCTCAACAAAATAGTCTGAAATAAAATCATCAGGGTGAACGAAATTAGGAAACTCAATAGAATTTCCTCCGCCTATTGTTGAATACCACTCTTTTGCAGTAATATCATAACCTGTTATGTTTGCTCTTTTAGTCCATAAAGTAGAGTTAGAGTTTCCTAAATTAACAAAAGATAATACTTTGTTTGAAGTAGCAGTAGTATTACCGAATCCTCCAGGATTATTAATGTAGTCATCTCCTAGGGAAAGGTTTTTAACTTTGTTTAATTCGTCAGGACTAGCAAACCATAATCTTCTTCTATTAAAGAAATCAACAGCTGGCCATTGATCAGGTAAAGAATTATTGTTATTAGTCGTTGATTTAGTATTAAACGTAGTATAATAAGACTGGTCAGAGTTAAGTAATGGATCTGCTTCAGTGTCTAAAGGTATCACATTCAATGCAAAAACCGGTCCTTCTCTAAGTGCAACCTCAATGCTTCTATGGAAGAAGCTTCCTGCTTTTTCTAATTTAGGGTCAATATCTCCAAATACTGCTCTTAATGTTCGAATATCATTAATTAACACAACTGTGTTGAAAGGCCCTACTTTACTAGATCCAACCACTAATCTACCAGTAGTAAGAGGCAATACTACGTTCTCACTAGCGTCTATCTCAATGGTATAGACACCACTAGACTTATAATTGTTTAAGTTTACTCTTGGTTCTGCCATTTCTTTTAAAATATTTTTAATTATTTATCTATCTAGGCATAGCTAAATTCTAAAAAGCGATAAATTTACTAGATCCTTAATCTATTTAGCAGTATAATATATCAAATATTATAAAATGGCAAATACTGATAATCAATGTGCTAGTCTTGAGATCATCGATCTTTACACTAAAAGTAGTGATACCTTAGGTGATATCTTAAATCTTCAAAGGGACACTCAAACCAATGTTTACGGTCACGATTTTTCTAAAATGTCACTTAGGGAAGTTATGCATTTTTGGCACTCAAACACTCATGGATTATTGGATGAGATTCATGAAGCAACTGATGCACTCGGCGGAATAGAAGACGGCGGAGGAAATGCAGTTTGGAAGTATTGGAAAAAAGACTATAATAAGTATGATAACTTAAAATTTTCTGATCTAACTGAACGTGATCAACTTGAGTGTAAATTTGAAATAATAGACATTCTACACTTTTTCATGAATATGGCTATCTCAATTGGGATGACGCCGCAAGAAATGTACAACATGTACATGGCAAAAAATAAAGAAAACATAGATCGTCAAGCTCGAGGCTATTAAAAAATTAAAAAAATGGAAAACGAAAAACAAAAATTAAACGTAAACCTTGCTGAGGTCCCTTATCTAGAATGTGATGAGTGCAAATGTACTACGTTTGAAGAAAAATTAATGATTAAAAAAGTTTCTAGATTTATGACTGGCTCTGATCAAGACTCGATAGTTCCTATACCAGTAATTGTTTGCTCTAGTTGTGGACACGTTAATGAAATGTTTAAACCAAAAGTATGATAGTAGGTTCTGAAGTAACTCATGACAACCAATTAATGATCTCTTATTATAATGATAAAGGAAAGATCGATTTTATTAAAAAGCGGTTAGTTGACCATGAAGTATTTAATTGGGTAGAATCAACTTCGCCAACTACTACTAGAAATTGGAATGGCAAGTACATAAAGAAGAGCTCAACGCAAGGGCAGTGGGTCAATCAATTTAGAATACAGGAGCTAATTAAAGAAAAGTTTACACCTGAAGAAACTGAGCTCATTTATAATTTTGATAACTATCCTAAGAAGACCTATCTTGATATTGAGATCAAGTTGATAGATGACTCCTTTCCAGAACCAGAAAAAGCTAAAATGCCAGTCGGGCTAATATCTTTTTGTAATGAAGACAATGTAACTTATATACTATCTATGTTAACCGCTGAAGATCAACCCGATGGATTAGATCAAAGTCAAATAGATAGAATGGAAAAAGAAGTTAATGAATATTTTAAAAAGACAGTACCTCTTAAACCGGAAGACTCTAGTCTATTTGAACAAGACTTCAAGATTAAGTATAAGTTTTTTACTACTGAAAAAGAGCTAATGGAATTCTTTTTTCACAAAGTCATGCCTCACCTTTCTTTTGTTACAGGCTGGAATGTTACTGAATTTGACTGGAAATACCTAATGAATAGAGCAAAAAATATCAATATTGATCCAGTACAAAACATGCCAACTAAAACTACTTTTTCAAAAGTAAAGGTTCCTACTCACCTAGGTGTTTTAGATTACATGCAAGTCTTTGAAAAACTTAAACCGTACAAAGTAATTGAAAACTATAAACTAGATTATATTTCAGGACTAGTTTTAGGAACCGCTAAACTTAAACATAAGTATGACTCCTTTATAGAATTTCAAAAAGATGTTTATTTGTTTACTATGTACAATGTAATCGACGTTATCTTAGTTAAGTTGATAGAGGACAAGCTTTCTATTTTAGACGTTGCTTTTTCAATGGCAAATGTTGCACAAGTAGAAATCAATAAAGTATTTAGTCCAGTTTACATAGCTGAGGTCCTTATGTGTCGAGAGTTCCTAAACAAGAACTTAAAAATGATGAAGCTTCCTTGGGGAGAAACAAATGACGTTAATGCTACATATGAGGGTGCATACGTAAAGGACCCTGTTCCAGGGTATTATGGTGCAATTGCATGTTACGATTTTTCATCAATGTATCCTAACATACAGATACAGTTCAATATATCTCCAGATACATATATTGGAAAGTTAGACGAAATAAAACTTGATGAAAAAGATATACACACTAAAAATAACACAGCATTCAGCGGAAAAACTGATTCTGTTGCTCGATCTATATTAACTAAGTTGTACAACGAGCGAATAAAAACTCAAAGTGAGATAAAAAACATTAAAAATTTAAAAAAATAAAATATAGTATGAATTCACATGAAAGATTTACAAATTGGTTAGAAGGCCTTCTTGATGCCTGCAAAAACAAACCCTCTGTTCAACACATAAAGGACATTAGAAAGAAGATAGAAGGTTTAAAAAGCGAAGCTAGAGCAGCAGAAGTATTATCAACACCAAGTATCACTCGCCCATTTTCTACATTTGGTTTAACAACAATAACTGATGGAACTCAAGAAAAATTTATTGAAGATGATTTTCAAAAAGCTATTGAAAAGAGTAAAAATGCTTCTACAA